GGGGATGAGATGGCGTAATAGCTTTTTTTGTCTCCATGATCGTTTAAGCAATTATCGAGCGTGGCTTTCGTGCCTCATGAATTAACCGGGGGGAGGTGGCGCAAACGGTCGTCTTATGTTCGAGCGTGCGTGTGTTAGCATTTCAAAAAGAGAATGGCCCGGATCGGCCAGGCGGATCGTCAAGAGGTCATGCTGCCGGGAAGAGCTAAAAGCGCGGCAAGCGTACTTTGTGCGTACTTTATGAGGGCAGGGCAATATAACATGAGGATATGACAGGCGTTTCGTCTATATCGCCACCGATAGAGTATCAGTAGGTGGACACCTCAAACATGAATTCCTGTTAGCAGCGACTTAGCAGCTTCCTGATTTCATTGAGGATGTTAGCAGCAGGGACCGGATCTCGCCGTTTCCTTCTCATTATGCCGCCGGGGAGAAGGCGACCCTGCATGACCCCCCCCCGCCCCCGCCCTCTGAGTTCTATGGAGTCCCACCACCCCGAGAGCTGGCCCTGTATTTTTGGTTTGGTGTCGTTTCTTAAAAAATCTCCCGGAAAAATTTATTGACATTGGCCTCTTGAGGTTTTAACCTGTCCAACAGTGGGGAGGTTACGAGCCAATGGGAAGGAAGAAGCGGGTTATTGACCAGGCGCCGGTGAAGAAGATGGGGAGGCCGAAGAAGCCGAACCTGTTTGACAATGCTTTGAGTTCCGACCCTGAGTTCATGAAGGTCCACTTGGAGGATACGAAGCGGACATACCATGCGAACCTTGAGTATCTTGAGAAGATCCGGGACGGGGGTGTTGTTGATAGCCAGTATGACCCGAAGAGCGGGGATATTGTGGAGCGTCCCGTTTCGATGGACGTACGGGTGCGGGCGATAGCACAGATCAATGCCATGACGTTGCATAAGGTGATGGCGGACAAGAAGGAGTCGGGCAGGGAGAAGGACGGTGGCAAGGGTATTGACCATGAGGCGGCGTTGAAGCAGGTTGAGGCTGCTCGCATGAAGGATAAGGCGTTGGAGAAGGTGAGATCGGAGGCTATTGCCACGGGGAAGCTGACGAGGATGCCGGCGGTTGGTGTGGGAGAGTCGTGAAGAAGCTGACTGAGGCCGAGACGAACGGGCAGATGGTGGCTTACCTTGAGGCTCATGGATGCTTTGTGTGGCGGAATAACACAGGGCTCTTGCGTGCCGGGAAGCGGTTTGTCCGTTTCGGGAAGAACGGCTCCGGGGATATTATCGGCATGACGGCCACGGGGCGGTTTGTGTCGGTTGAGAATAAGAGCAATGGGGAGCCGATCAGCGCGGCCCAGGCGGAATTTGCTAACACGGTGAAGGCGAAGGGGGGCCTTGCGGTGTTTGTCACGTCGCTGGATGATCTGATTGCACAGACGGGGGGGTTACTGCGATGAGTTTGCGATGTAAGGCGTGCCAGAAGGAGATTGCTTTTTTACTGACGGATACGGGCCGGATGATCCCGGTGGACAAGGAATCAACGGACGCGGCGGACGAGTATTTTGACCGTGAGCGCCACGTTACGCATTTTCGGACTTGCCCGGCGGCGGGTGAATTCAGGAGAAAGGCGCATTGATGGAGGAGGGTAAGAAGTTTGACGGCGGGAAGCTGCGATATGACCTTTTGCCGTTTGATTCGCTTGATGAATTGGTGAAGGTCTATACCCACGGGGCCGAGAAGTACGAGGACCGGAATTGGGAGACGGGGATCCGGTACTCGCGGATCCTTGCGGCAATGCTGCGGCACGTTACCGCGTGGGCTATGGGCGAGAGGAATGATCCCGATACAGGGCTTCACCACCTGGCTCATGCGGCCTGGGGCTGTTTCGCAATTATCGCTTATCAGCGACGTAGCATGATAGCATTTGACGACATGAAGCAGGGGGAGAATGGCGGTCATACAGTCCTCAAATCTGATTAACCGGACCATCAAAGAGCTGTGGGATGATCGCGTTGGCTTCGCTAAGTATGTTGTGGGGATCACGCCCACGGACCAGCAGGGCGACGCGCTCCGGGCGCTTGACGAGCATCAGAATGTCACGGTGAAATCAGGCCACGGCTGCGGGAAGAGCGGCGTCCAGGCCATAACGATCCTGCATTACATGAGTTGCCGGCCATTTCCAAAGGTGCCCTGCACGGCGCCGTCGAAACATCAGCTCTATGACATTCTTTGGGCCGAGTTGAGCAAGTGGCACCGGAAGATGAACCCGGCATTTCGGGATCTGTTCGAGTGGACGCGGGAGCGGTTTTTCCATAAGGCGCACCCTGGGGAATGGTTCGCCGTGGCGCGGACCGCCTCGAAGGATAACCCGGACGCCTTGCAGGGGATCCATGCCGATTATGTTTATCGCGTCATTGATGAAGCGTCGGGCATTGTTGACGAAATCTTTGATGTCCAGGAAGGCGCCCACGGGCGGATTGAAACAAAAGAATTGATGTGCGGCAACCCCACGAAATTAGAGGGGAATTTCTACCGCTCACACACAAAGGACCGGGCGCTGTATAAGGCGCTGACATGGTCCTGCCTTGATTCTCCTATCGTTCCTGACGGGTACGCTTCTCGTATCGAAAGCAAATTCGGCAAAGCTTCAAATATGTACCGCGTGCGCGTCCTGGGCCTGTTCCCGCTCAAGGACGGCGACAGCTACATACCCTATGACTTGGCCACGGACGCGCTGATCCGCGAAGTCCCGTCACAGGCTGGATATAAAAAGGTTTTCGGCTGCGACATTGCGCGGTTCGGTGACGATGCTACCGTGATAGCAATTCGCCAGGGCGATCTGTTCAAGCCCTACCATTACATGAGGAACAAGAGCACGATGGAGGTCGCCGGCTATATCATCCGGTTGGCCAGGGACGAGAAGCCCGAGGCGATATTCATTGACGTGATCGGCCTGGGCGCCGGCGTCTATGACCGCGTAAAGGAAGTGGGCCTTTCGTTTTGCGAAGTGATCCCGGTCAATGTGTCGGAATCACCGGCTTATGACGCTCAGAATTTCCGCCGGCTGCGCGACGAGCTGTGGGGCAATATGCGGACCTGGCTGGAAATGCGCCGTGGCCGCTTGTGGGATAACGAGGACGGGGATCTGATCGGGGAGCTGACGAGCCCGCGGTATCGCATAGCCTCTGACGGGAAGATCGTTATTGAGAGCAAGGACGATATGCGGCGCCGGGGCGTGGCTTCTCCGAATATCGCGGACGCGCACAACATGACATTCGCGCAGCCGATAGCTTCGGATTTCCGCAACGAGGAGGACATGGAGGACAACGAGGACATGGACGGCTATATGCCCTTTGATCCAGAAACGGGGTATTGACATGACCGACAACACAAAGATTCTTGTTAGCATTGCGATCCGGGCGCTCCGGTTCACAGCCTCAATGCTTGAAAAATTTTTGAAAGGTGAGAAAATAACTTGACAAGCGCAATAATAGTGCGTATGCAAAATACTAACGATACCTATTTTCCATAGGTATTCCGAACATAACCGCCTGATAATTCTCCGAAAGGAAACTTAGACAGGCAAGCCCGAAACGCTGAAAAGCCTCGCGGGGATAAGCTAACACCTTATTCTTGCGGGGCTTTTTTATTGGGGGCAATATGCAGGAAAACACAACGGGGTCAGAAAGTACCGTCGCAACAGGAATGTCAAGCCTCTCGTCCTATGTCCGGGACATCTTCAATTCATTCAAAGAGTCGCGCCTTCCGTGGGAAACGATTTGGGAAGAGTGCTGGTATAATTTTCTCGGGCAGTACCAGCCGCACCTGAATTGGAAAAAGGAAAAAGAGGGCACCGGCAACCGCAGCCGCGCCTTCGTGAAGCTCACGACGCTGAAATGTCACACGGCTCATTCGAAGATCGTTGACGTACTTTTCGGCAGCGGTACGGACGTGCCCTTTGACATGGAGGCCGTTGATACCGCGGACCTGGGGCTCCCGGCGGATCAAGTAAAGGAAATTGTCAGGCGGTCCATCGAGCGCATCAAAGATCACTTCAAAGAAATCGACATCCACCTGATTTATGACACCGGCATCTTGGAGCTCGCCATTCTCGGTACGTCTGTTCTCAAGGGGCCGATAGTCGAAACGCGGAAGAAACAGCGGGCCGTTCCGCGGATGGTCGGCGGGGTGCCCGTCGGAGAAGTCGCCCCGGACGTTAATCCCTATGAAATCCAGACATACACCGAGCAGATCCCCGTTATCGACGCCATGCCCTTGTGGGAATACTACGTTGACCTGAACGCGAAAACGCCCGCGGACTCGATAGGGGAGATCCACTTTCAGCGATTACTCCCGGCGCAGTTCCGCCGGCTGGCGTATCAGGGCGGCTACTTTCCTGACGCAGTAAAGGAAGCGGCCCGCAGAGCGACGACCACAGACACGGACGATAAGCGGTATGTCCAGCTTGCCGATAATTTCACGGGCGAGCGCGGGGCCAAAGATACCCGTGTTAGCACGCTCGAATTTTGGGGGCTTGTGCCCGCGGCCATGCTTGCGGAAGCCGGCGCCGAGATCCCCCCCGGCACAGACCCCGAAGATGATATTGAGTCTCTTGTCGTCCTGGCAGCGGACGGGATCGTTATCAAGGCTTGCGTGAACCCCCTCGGACACCGGCCCTTTTACGTCTGCCCCTACAAGAAGCGCCCCAACGTCATTTACGGCATGGGGGTAGCAGAGGCCATGCGCGACAGCCAGAAGATCATAAACTCCGTCATTCGGATGATTATTGACAACAAGGCGCTCTCCGGTAACGGGATGGTCGGGATCAACCTGGACCGGATCAACACGAAGCGCACGAAAGACCTCAAGGTTTATAGCGGTAAAGTTTGGTACACAAAGGGGAATTTTGCACCAAAAGACGCCATTGATTCCGTTTCGTTCACGGACGTAACCTCGGGGCTGCGTGAATTGATGGAGCTTTTTGAACGGTTCTCCGATGAAGAGACGGGGATCCCGAAATACACCCACGGCGAGCAGAGCAATTTCCTGAACAAGACGGCATCCGGTATGTCTATGCTCATGACCCAGGCCAACATCAACCTGAAAACGGTCATTAAAAACATCGACATATACTGGACGGAGCCCATCGCGGAGGCGTTTAATTCCTGGTTTGAGAACTTCGCGCCGCGGCAGGGCGGGCCGAATCTCCCGCTGAAAACAGCAGCCACGGGCACGGACAGCCTGATCGCCAAAGAGCTCAAGATGGAAAACCTCATGAAATTCATGCAGATCACCAGCAACAAGGAAGATGCTATTTTCATGGACAGGCCGAAATTGATTAAAGAAATCGCCAACATACTTGAAACCCGCTCTGTCATGAGGCCCGACGAAGAGATCAAGGAGATCATGGAGGCCATGACGAACATGGCGAAGCAGGAGAAGGATTGGAAGGAGATCGTTGACATTGACCGCCTCTATCCCTACCTGGCCCGGTCGGAAAAGGCACAGATCCTTACCTTGCTCGGGATACAGCCGAGCAAGGATCCCGGCGAGCTTGCGGCGCTTGAATTACAGACACCCGGATCGCCACGGCCCCAGGCGGTGATAGCATGAGCATAGCAGACATCCGGCACTTGCCGGCGGTTGAGTCTCTTGTCAGGGACATCATTGAAAAACGGGAATCGTACAATCGGACGACGACCAGCGAGACGGATTCCGTCAAGATTTTCAGGGCTCAAGGAGCGATTGAAGCTCTCGACGCCGTACTCGAAATGATCGACGCCGAAGAAATGGAAGAAGATGAACCCGACCAGCTACCGCGTTAGCGGCCTGGTCAAAACAAAGCCGCGGACTACCTGGTGACAGGCTTCGCAAAGAAAGGAAAGAGACGATGGAAAACAAGAAAGAGGAAGTCATGAGCACGGGAAGCGAAACGCCGGAAGCTGCTGCGGCAGCACAAGAAGCGTATGACGCGACATGGGATGCGCTGAATAAGCCGGATGATCCCCCGGTTGATACGGCTAATACCGGCATACCCCCGGAAACCCCGGCGGCGCCGGCTGTTAGCATCGACAAAGGGGAAGAGAAGAGCGAAAAATACGGCACGGTCAAGTCGATGGAGAAGGCTCTTGACGACACCAAGACGTATGCTCACCGGCTCGAAGCTGAAAAGGCCGAGCTCACAAAGAAGCTCGCGGAGCTTCAACAGGGCGGGGCGACAAAGGCCGAAGTAGCTGAGGCTGCTCAGGCCGTGAAGGACGCCCAGGACGACCTCGACGCGGTAAAGGCACGGGTTTATGAGGACTACCCCGAGCTTCAAGCGCTGCTCGATCCGCTCATGGAGCGAAACAAGGCGCTCGAAAGCAAGGTGACGTCCCTTGAGACGACAAAGGCCAGGGATGCCGAGGCGGACCGGAAAAAGACGTTGATCGACAATTTCAACAAGAACGTCAAGCCGGAAGTGCTCAAGGTTCACAAGGACTTTGATTCCATCATGCAGAGCGAAGAGTATTGGAGATGGGCTGAAAGCCAGCGCCCTGCGTTGAGGGTTGCCGCGATGGACTCGTCGGATCCGACCGACATAAATTGGGCTGTAAGCGAATACAAGAAGGGCATGGCCACGTCTCAGGTGCCGGGTATCAGGGAGAAAGAATCAGCGGACCGTGAGACGCGGTTGAAAAATTCCGCGACGTTACGGGGCGGATCAACGTCCTTCCCGACGTCAGGGCAAGGCGACAAGAACCCCGAGGTCTATGCCTGGGATGATGCAGGTGAATTGCTGAAAAAGCAGGGTATAGGCTCGGGATAAAATACATACTATTAGCGTGTTAGCATAACACTACAAGGAGGATTCAACATGATTACAAGCGATATTTCCGCACGGACCACAGCTTACGCGGACAGGCGGCTTCTCGAAAGAGCCAAAGCGAATAACATCCTGGGACAGTGGGGCCAGATCCGAGAGCTGCCCACGAAAAGCTCACTGACGGTAAAATTCAGGCGTTACAATAAGTTAGCAGCGGCCACCGTCCCGTTGCAGGAAGGCGTTACGCCTACCGGAAAGACGCTGACAAAAACGGACATCACCGCTACCGTCGCTCAGTACGGGGATTTTATCTGGCTCACTGACGTTATCATGGACACCCATGAGGATCCGATCCTCCAGGAGAGCACGGACATTCTCGGGGAACAGGCAGAAGAGACTTACGACATTCTCCGCGCCGGAAAACTCAAGGCCGGGACGAATGTTATCTATGCAGGGTCGGCGGTGACTGCCCGCACAGCAGTATGTACCGCGGTCGATAAGGCCCTGCTGCGGCGGGCTGAAAGGGCGCTGCTGCGGCAGGAAGCGAAGCCCATCACGTCGTTTGTCAAGGCAGGACCGAACATCAGCACAGTTCCGATCCCGCCCTGCTACGTCGTCGTGTGCCACTCGGACCTCAAGTACGACCTTGAGGTAATCACGGATTGGGTGCCGGTGCAGAATTACCCCTCGACGCAGGGTATTTTCAACGGCGAAATCGGCTCATGCGGCCTCTTCCGGTTTGTGTTGGATAACAACCTTTCCGCCTGGCCGGATGCAGGGACGACCAAAGGAGCCATGATCTCCACGACCGGCTCTGTTGCGGACGTTTATCCCCTGCTCGTTTTCGGGAAAGACGCTTACGGCCTCGTTCCGCTGGCCGGCAAGAACGGTGTTAGCACCTACGTTGCAAACCCGAAGGCGCAGATTGCGGACCCGCTCGCGCAGAAGGGCACGATTGGATGGAAGGGCTACACGGAAACCGTGATCCTCAATGATCTATGGATGATCCGCATGGAGGCCGCGGCCACAGCATAACCCATAAACCAACAATGGCCCCCGGTTCATCCGGGGGCTGACCGAACATTAAGGAGGATACGATATGTTCAACAACGACATTAAAATCGGGACGGTGGAGGGGACCGGCGCGATCATTCAGGTGGAGGTCGGTTTCATCCCTAAGTATGTAAAACTTTTCAACATTGACGACGCGGGCACCTTATGGCCCACGCTCGAATGGGTCAATGGCATGGCCGCGGCCTCGGGCTTCAAGGGGCTCAAGCAGATCGACAGCGGAACGACCGGCCTTTCGTCACAGGCGTATGTCACGTCAAACGGCATTTCCGAATTTGCCGGGTCCGTGGCCGGGTTGCAGCTTACCGGGACCATCGCGGCGACGGCGGCAAGCGCCACGCTGACCGGCACAAACACCCTCTTCCTCACGGAGCTCAAGGTAGGCGACGTGGTGAAGCTCGGTGACGGGCAAGAGCTTACGGTTACTGCCATTGCAAGCGCGACCTCTCTGACCGTGGCGGTGGCGGCAGCGGCAAGCGTCGCATCCAAAGCGGCGAACCGCATCGCAGGGCGGGCTCCCGGCTTCTTGATCGGCGCCGACGCGGACATAAACGCAGCAGCGGAAACCATCGTCTATATGGCGGCAAGATAAACCAATCGCCCCCGCATGGGCTCGGGGATCGCCCCGGCCCGTGTGGGGCTCATTAAAGAAAGGCGTGTTAGCATGAAAAAATTGGGGGAAGATAGGCCCGTTGATGGCGTTCAGGTAGCGGACGAGGGCGCGGACAATATCAGGCAAGTCAAGGATCAGCTCGACGCGCAGAAGAAATACAAGATCCTGATCCCGTCCACAGAGCTTGACCGGGAGGACGTGAAGGTGGGTGTTAGCGGGTACGTCTATCAGATCCAGAGGGACAAGCCCGTGGACGTGCCCGAAAGCGTCGTAAAGATACTTCAACAGGCGATCACGGTATCTTATAAACAGGTGCCCCGCAAGGAGGGGGAGGGATACGACCTCGTTCCCTTTGAGTCCATGCGGTATCCTTTTCAGATCATCATTTAACAGGGGGCTGCTATGGCAATCACGGCGACAGATATAAAATTTTATCTCAGCGGCGGCGCTTCTAACAGCGATCCAAACGCCTCTCTCGGCGGCGTCGTCTCGTCCGTGGAGATCACAAACGACACGCTGCACAACCTTTTCGACAAGGTGTCGGGTGACGAAAGCGCGGCGGGCGACACGGAATATCGGGCCTTCTTCGTAAAGAACACACACGGAACGCTAACTCTCGAAAATGCCTACTTATGGGTGCTGACGAACACACCCGGCGGCGACTCGGTTGAAATCGGCAGGGAGGCGTCCAGCGGATCGAGCAAGCAGACCATCGGTAACGAGAGTACGGCGCCGTCCTCTCCGACCATCACATTTGCGGCGTGCGCTACAAAGGGCGCCGGCCTCTCACTCGGGAACCTCGCGCCGGGCGTGGTGTATATGATTTGGGTGAAGCGGATCGTGCCGGCCTCTTGCGCGGTGTACGATAATAACTATTTCGAAATCAAGGTCGAAGGCGACACGGCGGCATAATGAAGATCATCCTTGAACTTCCAGATTGGCCGGATGACGAGCATCGGGACTGGTATCTGATCGCCGGTTCGGAGCAACGGGCCTTCTATCGCCACAACGAAAAGGTATGGCATATCAAGACTTCCCGTTGCGTCCAATGCGGGAACTGCTGCGTAAATCTTCCGAAAGGGCAGTATGAGCTAAACGAGAACAAGGACTGTATCCATCTCGGACAGGACGGGCCGGACAAAAGACCCTGTAAGTTAGGCATCATGCGTCCGTGGCCGTGCATTGAGGGCGATCCCACAAAAGGCAAATGGGGCAAGGAAGCGGGCTGTTCCATCCGGTATGACGGAGATAAATAGTGTCAACTTACTACGTCAAAACTAAAGGCACGACGCTTGCGACTTCCGGCAGGGTTGAAGTATCGTCCGACAATACCAACATCACCGGCTGGTTAAAGTCTGCGGAGGCCATTTACTGCGTCGCCATCGGGCAGGACGGGAAAGATCCGCCTGCGGGCGTGTTCAAGCTCCAATGGAAAGTAAGTGGCGGTTCCTTTGCCGACCTCGGCTCCACAGGTGCGGTCAAATACACGACCGGGACAGACCTGACGGACACCAATGCCGTCACTTCCGGGGAGGCCCTTGTCGCCGTTGCCAACATGACCTGGCAGGACGGGGAGGAGATCGAGGACGGGGTTTCCGCTTCGATCAACCTCGGCTCCGACTACTACTCCGAATTGCAGTTCGGCATTTCATTCGCCGATGCCACGCTTGGCGCGACCTACGAGTTTCAGCTTTACAATGTGACGGCAAGCGCGGTTGTAGCGGTTGAATCAGGCTCCATGATTACCGTCACGATCCAACCCGAAACATGGCCGGTGTCGGACACGGCGACGTTCAAATACGACAACCGGGCGGCAATCGCGGATCTCTTGATCGGCAAGTACGACAACCGGGCGCTGGCTGCGGACGTTGCGAATCTGCGGTATGGCATCCGGGCGGCAATCGCGGATCTCTTGATCGGCAAGTACGACAACCGGGCGCTGGCTGCGGACGTTGCGAATCTGCGGTATGGCATCCGGCTAAGCGCGGCGGACTATCGGAGCTTTCGCTATGATATTGAGCCGTTGCAGGGCTATCTTGACGATATTGTGAACATCGACAATATCGCAAATTGGAACTACTTGCTGCCAGATTTGCTCCCCGTTTCCCGCATATCGTCGCTTCGGTATGCCATTAGCACGCTGATAGCAGCGAATCCCGAGACGTTCCGGTTTTCTATTCGGTCCCTGGTAAGTGACTACATTTCGGGGCGGTACGACAACCGGGCGCTGACAAGCGATCTTTTGTCAATTCGTCACGCGATCCGCACGCTGATAGCGGCTGCCCCGGTGCTGACGCTGCGCCATGCTAACAGGGTGCTCGCGGCAGATACCGCGACGCTCCGATATGCGAACCGCATCCTGGCAAGTGACGTGATGAAGGCCGTCCATGATGTCCGGGCGCTTACGAGCGACACACTTTCGGCCCGCCACTCGATCAGGAAATTGATAGACACGGCCCCGGTCGCCGCTTTTCGATACGGAATCATGAGTATTGCCGGAGATTCCATCATGGCGCCGTATGACATTCGGGAGGTTATCAGCGACACGCTGGTTTCCAGATACCCGGTCATGGCGCTTGCGGGAGAGGACATTCGATTTAATTATGAATTTGGCCGGCCCGTGGCGTCACGCTTCTCGGCCAATTACGACGTTATGGTGTTCACTGATAAGGCGGGGAGATTCCGGTACCGCGTCGTGTTCCCATACGGCACGGTGGGCGAATTGAGGGAGCTGGCTGACGGCATTGACGGGGCATGGACTCCTGGTGTTGGCGGGGTTGTCGGGACGCCCAGGGCAAGCGAAAGCGGGGTCATAGGAGGCGTATGTTAGCACTTGAAATGGTCAACAAGATACAGCGGCGGCTACGGATGCCCCTTTCTACGGGAGTCACGGCGCCCCATGCTGCGCTTATCCTGCAATGCGTCAACGACGCACAGCGCAACCTTCTACCCGAGGGCTGCGTTTGGGACGAGCTCAAAGTCTATGGCGGATACGATACGTCCATCGGCGGGCAGCTCTACACCATTGAGGGATTTGCCGAGAAGGAAATCGACGTGCTGCGGGACATGACCGTTGATGGGGCTACGGCCCCTATGACGCAGCTCTCGGACGATGATTTCAGGGAGAAAAAGCGGGCTTTCGGAACTACGCAAGGGCAGCCGCTTTATTACAGGATACACTCGCGGGCGGGCGGCAACGGCGTCGTGATTGAACTGCTCCCCATCCCCGATGCGGTTTATACCGTCAACACGGAGGCGCTTATCAAACCGCCGCTGCTAACAGCGGACGCCAGCGAGATCATGCTGGACGCCGACACGCTGTTTTTGGGCGCGATGCTGCTTGTCCGCAAAGAAGAGGGGTTGGATTATGACGGCGATTTGCTCCTCTTCCAGAGCAAAATATCCCTCGTCAGCTCGACAAGGGGCGAAAGCAACTGGCAGGACGTTGAGGTTGTGTAATGAAAAGGACTACCACCTTTGATGTTCCGAATATAAGCGGCGGGGAAGCCTCAATTTACCCGTTCAGCGAAATGCCGCCCAAGTATTCGATACTCATGCAGAACTGCTATGTCGGAGAGTCCGGCCTGATCTGCAAGATCCCCGGATACACAAGTACATTGACCGCAACGGTGGCAGAGGATCTTACGTCCGGCGTGGAGTTTATGAAGTCAACCGGGGCAGGGGAGCGTATTGTCGCGGGCGGTGGAAAAATTTATAAGGATGCCAGCGGTACTCTCACGTCGATCAAGAGCTCGCTGGACACAGGGGCGCGGGTGTACTTTTCGCAGATCAACGATCTTTTGATTATGACAAACGGTGTCGATGCGCCGATGAAATACAACGGGGCCACTGTTAGCGCACTCGCGGGCACCCCGCCGTCCACGGCGTTCAAGTCCCACGTCCACAAAAACCGTGTCTGGATGCTAACACGGGCCGACAAGATGATCGCCTACCATTCCGCATTAAACGCGGCAGAGGATTATGCGGGTACCGGCTCCGGGTACATTGATTTCAAGTATGTGCTCAAGCAGGGCGACGAGCTGGTTGACATTATCACTTACATTGATCTCCTGGTGTTCATTTTCAAGAATCATGTTGCCATTTATTCGGGCATGACGCCCTCTGGATCGTCAAGTGACTTCCAGCTTGTGCAGCTCATTGAGGGCGTGGGGGCCGTCGGTACCGGCGTGACTGTGCCCATCGGCACTGACCTTGCGATGCTGACACCGCAAGGGGTGATGACGCTGCGGCAGACGGTAGCAACGGGCAGCCTGAACATGGGGTCACTCTCAAAGGCGATAGAGCCCACGCTTAGGATCGCCCTCAATAGCGGCGGCGCGATCTGCGGGGCACACTATAAAAAATACGGGTGGCTGCTCTTCCTGATCGGGACGACGATCTACGGGTACAGCTACACATGGAAATCGTGGTTTCGGATCGTCGGCGCCGACGCTGGCTGGCTTTTTACCTCAAGCAGCGGAGCCCTCTATATGCCCGGCAGCGGCGATGTGTACGCCTATGATTCGGGGTGGGGATTTGGAGCGGGTAATATCGAAATGATATGGGATACCGCGTGGTTGCGGGTGGCAAAGGGCGAAACGGAATATGCTTATCCCCATGTGCTCGAAATGCTAACACGCCCGAAGCTGGATGCGACGATTGGCCTGTCCGTTCAGTATGATCTCCGGTACGCGATGGCAGAGAACGTGACGAGCTTCAAGCTGTCCTCGGATCTGCCCCCCATCGACGGGTTGCAGGACTTTGACGGTATCGAAGAGATTGACGGGGTGTTGCCGTATGAAC